ATGTTCCATCTTTTGAATGACCATCACACCATTTGTGCCTTGGCCACAGCTTCGGGCGGAGCTATTGGTGTAATTCGGATTTCAGGTCCGGAAGCAATCGCTCTTGTCGACAAAGCCTTTGTGGCAGTCTCCGGACGGTCTTTGCAGGCTGTCAAAGGGCAGTCGGTGAGTTATGGAAATATCATTGCCGAAGACCGAAGTGTTATTGACGAGGTGCTGGTTACTGTGTTTCGTTCGCCGCATTCCTATACGGGTGAGGACGTTGTTGAGGTATCTTGTCACGGTTCGGAATATATTTTGAAGGAGGTTCTGCGACGACTGATTGATTTAGGTTGCCGACAAGCCCGGCCGGGAGAATTCACTCAGCGAGCATTCTTAAATGGTAAGATGGACTTAAGCCAGGCGGAAGCTGTGGCAGACTTGATTGCTTCTACCAACAAAGCTACTCACCAATTGGCTTTAAGTCAGTTGAGGGGACACTATTCCCATGAATTGGCCGATCTGCGAAACCAACTTCTCCAGATGACATCGCTTGTAGAACTGGAGTTGGACTTTAGCGATCAGGATGTCACATTCGCCGACCGCCATGAGCTCTCTACGCTTTCACGAAGCATCTATAAGAAGATAGCAGGTCTTACCCAGTCTTTTGAAACGGGACGTGCCCTCAAATCGGGTATCTCTGTGGCCATTGTGGGAAAACCGAATGTGGGGAAAAGCACCCTGCTGAACTGTCTGTTGAAGGAAGATCGAGCCATTGTGAGCGAAATACCGGGTACGACTCGCGATGTGATCGAAGACACGATTGAAATCAATGGTGTCGCTTTCCGTTTTATCGATACGGCCGGCATGCGACAAACACAGGATGAAATCGAGAGTCTGGGAATAGGACGCACGTACAAAAAACTGTCAGAGGCTGCCATTATTCTTTGGGTGGTGGATGCAATCCCTACCCTACCCGAAGCGAATGAGATGGAAACGCTGACGAAGGGAAAACAATTGATTGTCGTTACCAACAAGATGGATGAGAAACAGATTGTTTTTGCCGACCGAACTTGGACAAATCCTCCTGTATTTGTTGCCATCTCGGCAAAATATCATCAAAATATTGATCGCTTGGAAGCGGCTATTTATCAGGCTGCTCATCTTCCGGAAATACACGAAAACGAGATGATCATCACCAACATCCGACATTATGAGGCTCTTCTTCATGCTCAGAAAAGTATCGAACGGGTGATCGAAGGCATTGAAATCGGACTCAGTGCCGATCTTCTTTCTGAAGAACTGCGTCTGTGTCTTCACCATTTGGCCGAAATTACAGGAGGGGCCATCACTTCTGGCGAGGTTTTAGAGAATATCTTTAAACATTTCTGCATCGGAAAGTAAGCCTTATTTGGGGTGTATCAAATCAGACATAAAACCTATATAACTAATGTGAGATTGCAAAAGGAGTTTCAGCGGAATAAGTATCGGAAAATAAATCGAAATTTTTGCACGGTTTATACCCGATTTATCGTTTATTTGTTGTTACTTTGTTGCTGGAAACATATTAAGCAACAAAACAAGCAACAAAATCATGGGACAGTCAAAAGAGCCAATCCGCCTACGTCAAAGGCGTACACCGTCGGGGTTGATAAGCTTGTACCTCGACATCTATCTCGACGGGCGACGCTCGTATGAGTATCTGAAAATGTATCTTGTTCCCGAGAAAACGAGAGCCGACAGGGAAAAGAACAGAGAAACACTCAAACTCGCTGATGCCATACGTGCGAAACGTGTAGTCGAACTCCGTAACGGGCAATATGGCTTCCAATCACAGTTTGCCTCCAATACCCGTTTCTTCGATTATTACCGTTCATTATGCGAAAAGCGTCTTGGAGCGGAGAGCAGAGGCAATTGGGGTAATTGGTACTCATGTCTCCACCATTTGAAGAAATATGAAAAGCGTGATGATATCACATTTACCGATATAACGCTTGAATGGGTGCAGGGCTTCAAAGACTATCTCGAAAACGATGCCGTTGCATGGGGGCATGACTACCGAAAGCGGATAAAGGATAAACCGCTTGCCCGCAATAGCAAGGTGTCCTATTTTAACAAATTGCGTGCTTGCCTCAATCAGGCTTACGAGGAACGGATAATACCCGTAAACCCTTTGAGGGGCATTGAGGGCTTTAAGGCGGAGGAGGGAACACGAATGTACCTGACTATCGAGGAAGTACAGAAACTTGCACAAACGCCCTGTGATTATCCGCAGATAAAAGCGGCGTTCCTCTTTTCCTGTCTTACAGGGTTACGCCGAAGTGATGTATTACGGCTTCGCTGGAGTGATGTTTATCAACAGGGCGAGTTTACACGCATCATATTCAGACAGAAGAAAACCGACGGACAGGAATATCTCGACATCACAGCGGAGGCTGCAGAACTTATGGGAGAACGAGGCAAGCCCGAAGATTGTGTTTTCACGGACATACACTCCCCCACCTGCACAAACAATACAATCAAGTTATGGGTTGCCCGTGCGGGCATAAACAAGGAGATCACGTTCCATTGCGCACGGCATACTTTCGCTACAATGATGTTGGACTTGGGCACGGATATATATACCGTATCGAAGTTACTCGGACACCGAGAACTTTCAACAACGCAGATATACGCAAAAGTGCTTGATAAGAATAAACAGGCTGCGGTTGCCGCCATACCATCAATACTCGGTAAAAGGAATGATAATGGCGAAAAAGAGGAGGTTACTTAGTCCCCTCTTTGGTTTTATACTCTCGTGACATAATACTGCCCTGCCCCGTGAGTAGCCATTCTGCTGATACATTATACTTCTCTACAAGGTAGGTCAACCATGCAGGCTGAAAGATGTCGCGTGACATATCCTTTTCAAGGGTGTTCATATTCCAACGGTTGATCTTGAAATCGTTAGTAAAAGTCTGTTTCCCCCTTATTCTTCCCTCTGATTTCAAGTAATAAAGGGCTTGAAAAAAGCGTTTGACTATTTTTTGGCTGTCGGGCGTTTGCATAATTCGTTTGATTTAGCGTTTGCGGCGGCAAATTTGGCTTCTAACTCCGCCTCTCGTTCGCTTACCCGCTGCCTCCAAGATGAAAGCGTGTCGGGGCTAAAAACAGGATTTCTTCCGGTTGTCACGGCTTGTTCATATTCGTATAGCTCATCGGGTGACATAAACGGGATATACTTTTCTATTTCGAGGATTGCTTGAATGTGGGCAAACGCCTCTCGTTGGAGATTAAACAACTTGCCTATTTCGAGCATATCCCCCTGCCCCAGCAACAACCAACGGGCGTTGATTTCAGGAAGTATCGAGAGAATTGTCAATACGGGTTGCAGTCCGAAATTCCCCCCCCGCAACAGCTTGGCAAGGTACTGCGGTGTCCAACCACACAGAGCAGCGAATTCTGTCTGTCTCCCGCCTGTCTTGTATCTTATTATTTCCTGTAAACGACTATTCATCCTCTTGCTTGTTCTTATCAATATATCCCTGCGCGGCTTCGGTTATCGTCGCCACAGCTCGTATAGCGCAAGCGGTCAAATACATTGTACACCAAATACCAACTCCTCCGAGAAAAAGAATACCAAAAGCTATTTCATGAGCGGCAGCAAAGGTCGCAATAACACTTAGACCAAGGATTATCCAGCCTAATACCATACATACAGAAGCAGCAATACGCAAGCCTCTTGTGCCATTGTCATAATGATTGATAAAATCCATAATTTTATTATCTTATTCGTTTGTAATTGTACACGAGTAGCCCAGACAACGATTTATCGTGCAACTGTATTGTATTGTTGTCTATAATATTGTAATCGTAAGATTTCGTTTGTACAATACTGAATTTGCCGTCTTCCTCGACCCTGTACAGATGGATTTCCTTTTTCTCTGTATTCACATAAAAATACATCTTCTGTTCTTCTTGTTTGCCTAAATAGGAAAAACAACATATAGCATCGCCGTGAAAGATATTTACGATTTCTTTGTCGACAACTATTCCACTTATCATCTTCTTTTCACTATAGGGGCTAAACGACAATACCTCGGAGGAAGACTTATCATCCTTTTCCCATTTCCCATCTAAGACTTTCAATATCTTCGTTTCCTCTGCACTGAACTTGTTTACGCTGTTTTCGCTGTCATCCTTACTGCAAGCGAACAACGATAGCAATACTGCTATAAATAAGATTACTTTTTGCATAATTATATGTCTTTTGCTTAATACAATTTCCTATTTCATGCTCATACACATCAATACCCTATATACTCCGTACACGTCAGCCCATGACACTTCGAATGGAGGGAACTTCGGATTAATGGATTTACACAATACCATTTCGGGTTTCTTAGACGGAAACAACTGCTTTATTACCGTTCCGTTACAAGTATCCAAAACATAGACACGCCCCCAATCAATAAACGCCCTTTCATTAATACGCTTAATCAATATCTGCGAACCAGAGGGATATTCAGGTGCCATACTATCACCTGCCACCGACATTGCATAATCAGCCCCTTTAATAGGTGAGATTATCTTTTCACAGTCGCTTTCTTTTATCGACACCACGAAGTCGTTTAACGAGCCGCCTTGCGCTGATACAGGTAATAGGGGAATAGAGTATATGCTATCCGTGCCATCTGTCCCTCTTCCTTTATCAGCTGCTGTTAACTCGGTAGCATCTATCATTTCTCCCTCCCCCGTTAACAGCCACTGCGAATTAAATATATTATCAAAAGCAGTATTGAACCTACGCAAGAAGCTATCACTTGGATATCCCCCTGTTCCTTTTACCGACCTTGAAACATTAGATGGGTCTGCCCCCATTTTTATGGCAACATCCTCATTCTTTGCAACCATACCTTGCATTCGCAAATAGTTGACTGCTTTACCAAAGCGTTCACTTTTTGTCATATCATAACAACAATTAAATTGTTTAATAAAGTTAATTAAAACAAGATTTATGTTTATATTGTTGCTTACAACATTTTTCTTGTTATATTTGCATCGCGGTTACGATAAAATAGCCGCACAAAGATATGAAATAATAATTAAAATCGGAATAAAATAAACTAAAAAGTAAAGGAATGGACAAAGTGAAGATCTTTAAAACGGATTGCCAAAAGGAGCGAGAAAAGCGAGACTTGGCTATTTACAACGAGTATAACGAGATGATGTCTGTTGATGGGCAAAGCAGGACACTCGTTACGGAGCACTTGATGAAGAAGTACGGCATTCATAGTCAGGGCACTATCTATGTTATTCGTCGCCGTGTTGAAGCTAAGTTGAAAAGGAAGGAGGTTGAAGTATGAACACAATAAAAAAATACGTACAATGGTGTGCGTTATCAACACTTTGCATAGTAGGCTTTTTAGCTTTTATGCTGCTGGCTGGCGAGGATAACCCACTCACGCCAATACCTTTATATGAATGGTTGATCATCAAATTCTCAGCTTTCGTAGTACTCGCGTTGTGTATTTTCGCTGGCAGATGGTTATATCACATCGGTTACCTGCCAAGATATATAGACAAATTGGTAGAGGAGGACATCTAACTATGACACAGCAGGTATTGACATTACAGGATTTAAGTAACCAGCTTGGACGGGTTGAAAAGCTTGCGGCGATAAGCGCAAAGGCTATCCTTGACCTTGACGAAGCGGTGCTCTTTACAGGCTTTAGCAAGGGGCATCTGTATCGCCTCACGAGTGAACGGCAGATACCGCACTACAAGAAAAACCGCAAGCTATATTTCAAGAAATCAGAGTTGGAGGCGTGGCTCCTTGAAGAAAAAGTGCTTACCAATGCTGAAATAGACAGCCACGCCGCAACCTATGTAGCAATACATAAATAGTAAAAGATATGAAACAGGCAAACACCCATAAACGGCTCATTCGCGAACATCTGTTGAATGGTGGCTCAATAACAGCCCTCGAAGCATTGAGAGAATATGGCTGTTACCGCCTCGCATCACGAATAAGCGACCTCCGACAGGAGGGTATGAATATCAAAAAGATTATGGAAGAGAGTATCTGTAAGGCTACAGGTAAGCCCGTTAGGTTTGCCCGATATTCCCTTGACAAAGAAAACGCAATGCCCAAAGCGTTAAGAGGGCAAAACAAATAATTCCACATCATGGATAATGAAATCATCGAAGTAAAACAGGCTGATATGCTTACGGCTATCAACCGCGCGGAGGTAGACATTCAGATTGCCACCGCGAAACAGTACCCGCGTGATGTAAATGCTGTTCTGAACAAGATAGCGACATACGCCACGATGGACAGAGAGACGGCGGAGGACTGTTTCTACAGCCTCAAAAGAAAAGATGCCAACGGGGATGACACCCTAATAGAGGGGTTGTCCGTACGCATGGCAGAAATCATCGCTGGGTCTTGGGGTAATCTCCGAGTACAGACACGCATCATTGGTAACGACGGGCGTATGATAACCGCACAGGCTATCTGCCACGACCTCGAAACCAACTTTGCGGTAAGCAAGGAGGTAAAGCGTAGCATTATGACGAAGAAAGGCTATACTTACTCGCAGGATATGCAGGTCGTAACGGGTAACGCTGCCTCCTCTATAGCTTTCCGTAATGCCGTATTGACAGTGATACCGAAAGCGGTAACAAAGCGCATTATCAATGATGTGAAAAAGGTTGCGCTCGGGCAGGATATAGACCTCGAAAAGAGGCGCAAGGCTATTATCGAGTACTTCGGAAATCTCGGTGTTACGGAACAACAGCTATTCAACTATCTTGGCATCAGCAAGATAGAGGAAATCGACAAGGAAAAAGTCTTTGAGCTCCGTGCTACAGCCAATGCGATTAAGGAGGGGTCGACAACGGTACAAGAAACGTTCGTGCGCCCCGCCACCGAAGCCAAGAAGCAGGCAGAGACCGAGAAAGCAGCT